TAATTTAACAGTAGAAGGAACTACTACAACTTTAGATACAGCTAACTTATTAGTAGAAGATAAGAATATAATTATCGGAAATGTATCTACACCTTCTGATATAACAGCTGATGGTGGAGGTATAACTCTAAAAGGTGCAAGTGACTATACTATTAATTGGATAAATGCTAATGATAGGTGGGAATTTAATCAAGGAATACATTCAACCGGAAATATAACAGGAGCTAATTTATCAGGAACTAACACAGGTGATAATTCCGCAAATACACATAGTAGTTTATTTATTGATCGAGGGAGTATAGACGTAACAACAACTACTGGCGGTAGTAATGCTGACCCATTTGATGATGCACATACAGAAACCCAGGTAGCAGAAAACGGAATGCGTACATTAAGTTACACTGGTGCAAGTGCATTTATGTATACTTTCAATAACGGTGGAAGTGCTAGTGTTGTCCAAATAGGTGCCCATTACAATGGGGATGATTATTATTTAAGAACTAGGACTGATAGTTCGAACTGGCAAACCTGGAAAAAGATTAGAACTTTTGGTAATACCACAATACCTACAGATTTTGTATCTGCAGCAAATGGTGGAACTTTTGCCGATTCTATAAATGTTCATGGTAATATACTCCTAACAGGAGCAGCAACCGCTACAAACCAGGATAGAACGATTGATTTTACCGGGTTTGACAAAGAAGGTACAACAGACTTTTCCGATAGAGCTTATATACGACATACTACTAATACAGGCGGTCATGTAGGATCTGTTTTAGTTATCAGTTCACAAAATGACTCAGGAGACGGTATTGCGTTCCTTACTAATAGTTCCAGTGATTTAAAACATAACAATAATGTAATATGGACATCAGGAAATGATGGACCAACTTCTGGTTTAGCTGCACAAACAGCAGCTACTGCTACTACTGCTACTACTGCTACTACTGCTGGATCAGCTGCTAAATTAACAGATGGGGGTGGATTAACTACCCAACCAGGCCAGAACAACCTAATACATACCGGTCAAATAAGCGCAGGAACAACAGGTTTATTTGCTACATCTGACAATTCCAATTCTGTAATCACTCTAAACAGGCATTCCGGTAATTATGATAGTCAATTAGGATTCAGTTCTAATGGATATTTGTATTATAGAAAATTTTCAAACTCTACAGCATTTACAACCCAGGTATGGAAAGTATTAGCTTTTACCGATAGTGATATAACAGGAAACGCAGCAACAGTAACTACAAATGCTAATTTAACTGGACATATTACATCAGTAGGAAATGCAACATCTTTAGGATCATTTACAACAGCACAATTAAATGCTGCAATTTCTGATGGTACAGTTCTAACTGCAGAAGCAGATACTTTAGATACTGTTGCCGACAGAGGTTCTAGTACAAATCAAACTATTAAATCTACAAATGGATTAGGTTTTAAAGTTGATTCTGGAGGATCTGCTAGAATCGAAATAGAAAACGGAGGAAGTAATTGGGCATATTTAAGACTTAGAGATGACAGTACGGTATCATGGGATATCGCATCCTACAATGGTGGTAATCTAGAATGGAGACCTGCAGGTAGTTCTACTAATAGAATGACATATTCTTCTGCAGGGTTACTATCGGTACCTTCTATTACTACAACAGGAAATATACACCTAGACAGCGATTCAGCTCAACTCCAGTTAGGGGATGATAACGATATGCAAATATTCCATAACGGAGCAAATGGTGAAATAAAGACTGACACAGGCGATTTAATTATATCTTCTTCAGGTGCAATACACTTAGATTATGAAGGAACTAATTCATCAATAGAACTTAAGAATGCTGGAACTACTGTAGGTAAAATAAGCCTAGCTAGCCAAGACCTTAGATTTATATCCACAGTAAGTGATAGTGACATAATATTTAGGGGTAATGATAACGGAACATTCTTCTCTGCTTTCCTATTAGATATGTCAGATTCAGGAAAAGCCTATTTTTACGACGATATTCAAGTTAGCGGTGGTGGTATACAGTTACTAGGTACCGGAAGAATTGAAGGTATTGATACTGTTACGGATGGAACAGATGCAGCTAATAAAACCTACGTTGATAATGCTATAGCTGGCACACCGCAAGGTACCGTAACAGGAACAGGTGTTGACAATAGAATAGCTTTGTGGAACGGAACAAGTGCTATTGATTCGAATGAAAATTTAAGTATTTCTGGCAACGATCTTGTAATAGGTACTCAAGCTGGAACCACAACATCAAGGTTACTACTATACGGAACTACAGCAAACAACGGTGCTTCTAGTATAAAGACAACAAATGGTAATTTACATATTGACTCTGATGACGGTCACACGGTATATTTGAACTACTATACAGGAGGTTCTACTTCTACTATTATTGGAAATGGAAATACTGGTCCGTCTGGAACTTTTTTCCAAGCAAATGGAGATGTAACTGTTGGATCTAATTTAACCATATCTGAATACCTCTATCATGCAGGAGATACAGATACAAACTTACGATTCCAAAATAACGCTATTACACTAACAGCAGGAAGTAGAAGAGCAATCGATATAACCACAGCTGAAACCGTAGTAAACGAAGCATCAGCTGATCATAACTTTAGAGTAGAATCCAACAACAACGTAAACATGTTATTTGTTGATGGAGGAAGTGATAGAGTCGGTATAGGGATTGCTACACCACAGGAAAGACTAACTGTAGACGGAGGGAACATAGGATTAGGGTTAGGAGCTGAAGTTTACGGAATCATAGCACCGAATAATACCACTTTTGGCTTAGATTTTATTATCGGAGATGGTGCTGTTGCTGCAGATACACCTATAATGTCCCTGAAGAGCAACGATGGAAGTCCTGGTGGTGGAGTTCAGATTTACTCATCTGGATCTACAGTTCTAGACATACAAGGTTCAAACGGCCAGCTATTCTCTATAACAGACGATTTAACCGGAGATCTATTTACAGTCTCTGATATATCAGGAGTACCAATATTTAACGTAAATGCTAGTGGTATATCTTACTTTGATGATAAAGTAGGTATAGGAGAGACTAGTCCTTCTCATAAATTAGACATAAATCAAGGAGAATTAAGGATATTTAATAACCAGCTAGACCCGAAGATAATCCTACAGGGCTCTGACATGAGCAGACGTTGGGTATTAAGCCAAGATGAAGAAGATAATATAGGTAGTACAGGTTTCTATATAGCAGAAGGAACTAGTGTTGATGCAAATGATGCACTACTATACTTAACACCGTCCGGTAATTTAGGTATTGGAACGACTGGTCCTAGTTCTAAATTAGAAGTAAGTGGAGAAATTGACGCTGCTGGAGGTGATGGTTATAGAATAGAAGGTAATCCATGGGCAAATTGGTCCTCTAATTTACTTACTTTAGGTGATTGGGATGGTGAGGGTTATGCTACTCGTATTATGGGCAGTAATTCATCAGAAGTAATGAGAGTTACTGGTTATAATGTAGGGATAGGTACTACTAGTCCTTCAACCCTTTTACATACAAGAAAAGTAGGAAGTAGTACTACTCCAAATGAATTAAGAATTGAAAGTATAACTTACAATGGGTATGGAGGGGAATCTAATATTAACCTATATACATCAACATACGGTAACCCAGGTATTTACTTTGGAAATCAAGCAGCAATAGCATCTCAACCTGCTAATATTAAGTATACTGGGTCCTCTAATTTACTTAATATAGAGACAAGTGGGGCATTTCAAATATCAAGGAGTGGTGTAACTAAGCAAGTAATTACCAGTAATAAAACATACTTTATTAGTAATAACGTCGGAATTCATTCAACTGCACCTTCAACAGAACTTGAAGTAGGTGGAACTACTACAACAGAAAATTTAGCATACACAAAACCAACAGCAGATAATCAATTTAGAGGAGAAATAGTAACATTTGGATCACAGTCAGGAATTGGACAAGGAGATATAGTAGCATATAATAGCTCAGGCCAGTGGGTAAAAGCACAAGCTAATTCTGGTACAACTAGTAAAAACTTACTAGGAGTGGCAATGGGGACAACAGCAGCAGCAGGAATACTACTAAGAGGATTTGTTAGAGATTCATCTTTTGGTAACCAAACACCTAGTAAAGGTCAACACCTATACCTAAGCACAAGTACTTCAGGAGATTACCAAACAGCAGTTCCGTCTACTACAGGTCATATAGCTAGAATAATAGGATATTCAGTAGACCCTACAGTAGAAGAAATATATTTCTGTCCAGATAACACATTTGTAGAAATAGCATAGATATTCTAATATAAAGCATTAATCAAACATGGCAAGAGCGGATTATAAAGGTAGGTATAAAAGCGACTATAAAGAAAAAACAATGTCTTTCAATGAAAATAAGATAACTTTCGTTGATGGAGAAGAAACTTACAATGTAATGATGGACTGGGAAGAACCCATAATGAAGCAAGCTGCTGATTTTGTAACAGCCGGTGGAAAAGCACAAACTATATTAGAGCTAGGATTCGGAATGGGAATATCAGCAGATTTAATACAAGGATACAAACCTGATTTACATACTATTATTGAATACCATCCCGCAATAGCAGAAAGAGCTCAAGAATATGCCAATTTAAGAAATAAAGCTTATAGTAGAAGTAAAGAAACAGCACACAAAAGAGTAAACGTTATTTCAGGTAAAGACTGGTATGTAGAATTTCAAAAAGATTTTGAAAAATCAGGACTAAGACAGTATCATGGTATTTTTATTGATACTTACAACGATACTAACATGAAGAAACTGAAAAACTATATTACAAAGCTATTAGGACCTGGCGGTAGGATGACTTGGTGGAACCCTATGCAGGACTTACTTCCTACAGTAGAACTACAAGAAAAAAGAGGTGTTACATATAAAAAAATAAGACTTAGTGAATTTGGAGTTAAGTCAATACCTGCTAATAAATACCATACAACTGATACCTACTATATGCCTATATATACAAGAGAAGGAAAAAGAGAACCATACACACCAACTGCACCAGTAGAAGGTGGATACACACCAGCTCCTGGTCCTGGAGATGGCATTGGAGTTATAGGTAAAGAATAGTAATTATAAACCAGAGTTATGCCAACAATACCATCAAGTAAACAGTCAATAGACGGACTAGTAAGAAATCAACTAGATACAACACTTTATACCTGGAGTGACGCTAGAGACGATACCACGGGTTCTTCAAGAATAGTTAACCCAACATCTATGTCCCCCGATGCCTATGAGCAAACAGTTAGAGGGCAAAACTGGGTAATAGAAAGATGTATGCTATCCTTTGACTTCTCAGGGGTATCGGGTACGATAACAAGTCTACATCTAAAACTTTACAAAACATCCGGGTATACCAATTATAAGAATATAATAGCTGTAAAGAATACTAACACATGGGGTTCAGGTCTAACTGCACAATTAAGTACAAGTGATTATAATGTAGATTTCACTACACCCTATTCAGGTGTATTTAATATGGGACCTGGTGGAACAGGAACTGCAAAAACAATAGCCCTTAATAATGATGCTAAAACAGATGCTGTAGGAAATAGCAACTTTAATATAGGTTTATGCGACTATACTTTTGACTATTCGGACCAAGAACCCGGACTTACATTAGCAACTGTTTCTGATTTTTACTACAACAACTCTTCCTACTACCCAAGGATTGAATATACTTTAGATACAGGTTTTGGGGAAATAGTAAACGGAGTAATAGCAGCTAATATGAATAAAATTCTAAATGTAGGAAGATTAAATGTAGAGAAAGTAATAGATACACCCTATACAGCAATACCATTTTGCAATCCTAATTGGGATATAGGGGACATCACCACCGGTGATTCTAAAGATATTACTTCATTTATAACCGGATCAGCAAATGGTGCACAAGTCCAACCGTACGTATCAGCAGGCGGTATGAGGATGTACATTCCTCAATACTCCAGTAAGAGAATTGTACAAATGAGTATAGCAACCGCTCATGATTTAACCTCTACAATTACAGCTGTTGGAGCAAGCCCATCACTAAGTAATTATTTTGCACTTTTTCAATTGGCTAATAATGGAGAGAAAGCTTATGTATCACATAATAATTCCAACAGTATTGTCGAATATAACCTTACGGCAGCCTGGGATATAACTACTATGTCAACTAGTGGAACAACATTGAATTTAGTAATGCCTACCGGCGAATCCTTAAGAGCTTTTCACTTTAACTACTTTGGTACCCGTATTTATGCTGTAACATCTAAAACATCATCACCAACATCAGTAAGTGTATTTGAGATACCACTAAGTACTGGTTTTGATATATCAACTGCCGGTACTCCGACTATAAACAATATAACTACTACAGGCCCGACCTCAATACCAAGAGCAATTTTACCGCTACATGACAACTATAATGATTACTACATAGTAAATGGCGCCGGCACCGACGATACCCTATATGTAAACGGTGTTACAAACGCTAATTACGATTCGCAAGCAAATGTACCGGGATTAGAAGGATCTCTTGGCTCAACAATCGACGACTATTACATATACTACGTTAAGAGAACTGGACTAACTAATAACTACACATGGACACTCCATCAACTAGATGTTAATATGAATTTCTGTAGTCTACCTTAATAAAGTAGGTAAGGTTGGTAGTTAAAGTTATTTTACATATATTTATATAAAGAACAATAAACTAAAGTTCAACACTTAATAAAATAAAATATGAATACTTACAATTGGGACTGTAAAACAGTAGATGTACATCCTTCCGAAGGAGGACAGACAAACGTTATTTATAACGTACATTGGAGAGTAACAGCAACATCTGATGCTGTAGATGCAAACGACAACGCATTTAATGCAACTAGTATTGGTACACAAGCTCTACAATTTGACTCAGAAAACGACTTTACAGCATTTGACGATCTTACACACGCTACGATTATAGAATGGGTAAAAGCAGCAATGGGAGAAGAGCAAGTAAATGTAATCCAAGGAGGATTAGATTCACAAATCACAGAATTACAAACTCCAACTTCAGTTACTCTAGTAGTAGGAGAATAAAAATAAAAAAAAACAAAATAAGTAAAATAAAAGTTGTAGAACTAGATATTAGTTCTTATATTATATAATATATATAATTTAATCGATTAATTTAAAGTTAAAAAATGGCAAATCAAAAGTTATCAAAAGAAGAGTTAGGAAAGATTGAAGAAATCCAAAAAAGAGTTCAAGCTGTAAAAGTTGAATTAGGAAACGTAGGCCTAGCAGAAATAGATTTAAAAACTCGTAAGGCTAACATCGAGCAGTACTTAACAGAAACACAAGAGCAAGAATCTGCTGTAGTTAAGGAGTTAGAAGAAAAATACGGAAAAGGATCTATCGATTTACAGAATGGGGAATTCATTCCAACAGAAGAAGTAAAAGAAGAAGAAGTAGTAAAAGAAGTAAAGTAAATTCATAAGTTTATTAAGATTATTAAGAGGGGGAGGTTTTGTACCTTCCCTTCCTATTTATATACAAATAACTACCTGTACATTACAGGAACGGTTTACAAAATAAGCTGATATTTATAAAAGACATTTAAATAAACTTCATTAAACATGGCAGAAACAATTATCTCTCCAGGTGTATTCACAAGAGAAAATGATATTTCATTTATTCAACCAGCCCCTGTAACAGCAGGAGCTGCAATTATCGGACCAGCAGTAAAAGGACCAGTAGAAATCCCAACATTAGTTACCTCTTATGGTGAGTATGTAAGGAAATTTGGTACTACTTTTGCATCAGGTTCGAACTCTTATGAATTCTTAACTTCTATCGCAGTTAAAAATTATTTTCAACAAGGTGGTAACTCAGTATTAGTTTCTAGGGTAGTTACAGGATCATTCGATGCTGCTACATCGACTACTATTAGTAATACTACATCTACTACAGGTGTTGCAACAGCAACAGGATTCGTAGCTAGTTTTGCTCAAGCAGACGATACTCAACAGTATATTATTCAAGCACCAGACGGGACTGAATACAACTTTACAGCAATTGTAGGAGATGTACCTGACGATATTCCATCGGCGAATCAATGGTACTTCTCTCCAGGAGCAGATGCTGACGAAACAGTAGACAACTTAGGAGCAGCAATCGATGGAGCCAATATAGCAGTAGTACATGGAGATAATGCAACATCAGACACACTACAACTAGACGGTAGAGTAGCAGGAATAGCAGCTAACGGATATATACTTAGAGTAGGAGATGCTGCTGGAAACGATCCTTCAGCAACTGCAGTAATAACTTTAGCAGGAGGTACAGAAACAACATCTACTACTACAAATTCATTTATACTATCAACTTTAGGAGAAGGAACAATATATAATAATGCAACTAATGCTAATAATATCCCACAAAATTCTGATAGCTCACTAGTTAATGGTAGTTCGGATAACGTAAGATGGGAAATAAGTAACGTAAATAGCGATCTTGGAACATTTACATTAAGCATTCGTCAAGGAGATGATAGCTTAAAAAATAAAATTGTGCTAGAGACATTTAATAATGTATCTCTAGATCCTAATTCTCCTAACTATATAGAAAGTATTATAGGAAACCAACGTCAAGTATTATCAACAGACGGAGATGGTTCAAAATACATTTCTACCCAAGGAGAATATGTTAATAAATCTAACTACGTAAGAGTACATTCAGTACCGGCACAAACATTAGATTACTTAGCAAACGACGGAGTAACAATCAACACAGATTCACAAGGAGTAAGTTATGCTAGTTCTCTTCCAATAGCACAATCAGGATCATTCTTTGGAGCAACTGGAGGACATTTTGCTGCAGATAGACAAGCTAAATTTTTCGGTGACATAGACGGAATAGATACACAAGGTTTAACCGCAGATTGTTATTCCGATATTATATCAGTATTGGAAAACAGCGACGATTATATATTTAATATTATTTCAGCACCAGGATTAGCTTATAACTTAACCGGTCATGCTACAGAAATAGACAGTATTATATCTTTAGCAGAGACTAGAGGAGATTGTATATCAGTAGTTGATTTAGTAGATTATAGCGTAACAGGTGAAAGTACAGTAACAGGGCAAGCAACAGGACTTAACAGCTCTTATGCAGCATCATACTGGCCATGGTTACAAACTAAATCTGCAACAGGAAGAAACGAATGGATTCCAGCATCAGTTGTAATACCAGGAGTATATGCTTTTACAGATAATAGTTCAGCACCTTGGTTTGCACCAGCAGGATTAGTAAGAGGAGGAATTACAGGAGTAATACAAGCTCAAAAGAGATTAACAAGAACTCAGAGAGATACACTATACTCCAAAAAAGTTAACCCAATCGCTTCTTTCCCAGGACAAGGCATTTCAGTATTCGGTCAAAAAACTTTACAAACTAAAGCATCGTCTTTAGATAGAGTAAATGTAAGAAGATTGTTAATTGAATTGAAAAAGTTTATTGGCGATGAATCAAGAAACTTAGTATTCGAGCAAAACACATTAACAACTAGAAATAGATTCTTAGCTAGAGTTAATCCTTACTTAGAGTCAGTAGTACAGAGACAAGGTCTTTACGCTTATAGAGTAGTAATGGACGACACAAATAACACTGCAGACGTAGTAGACAGAAATCAACTTATAGGTCAAATCTTTATTCAACCAGCCAAGACTGCTGAATTCATAGTACTAGACTTTACAATTGAGCCAACAGGAGCAACTTTTGCAGGATAAATTTAAATTAAGATATTTATAATAAACAATAAATAAAAATGGCAGTATTAGATCCAAACGAAATTATGTTTAGAGCCTTCGAACCGAAGGTACAGAATAGATTCATCATGTATATGGATAACATTCCATCATTCATGGTAAAAACAGTATCAGCTCCTTCGTTTGAAGATGGGGAAGTTGTACTAGACCACATCAACTCTTATCGTAAGATTAGAGGAAAGAGAATGTGGAATGATATGGATATGACATTATATGATCCAATTACACCTTCCGGAGCTCAAGCAGTAATGGAGTGGGCAAGACTATCTTACGAATCAGTAACAGGTCGTGCAGGATATTCAGACTTCTACAAAAAAGACTTAACACTTAATGTATTAGGTCCTGTAGGAGATGTAGTATCGGAATGGATTATTAAAGGTGCATTCATTAAAACTATGTCACAAGGAGACTTTGACTGGTCATCGCCTGAAGCAGTTGAATTATCAATGACTGTAGCAATGGATTATTGCGTACTTAATTACTAATACAAGCCTTAACATAGATAAAAGCTCGATTAATTTCGGGCTTTTGTTGTTTTAAAAAAGTATTCTTCGTATATTTATATTAAGAACTAGTTTTAATTAATAAAATTTATGGAACAAACACAAAAATTCCCAACAGAGATAGTAGACCTACCTTCTATGGGTAAACTCTACTCAAAAGAATCCCCATTATCTAGCGGTACAATAGAAATGAAGTATATGACTGCTAAAGAAGAGGATATACTAACTAATCAAAACTATATTGAAAAAGGTATAGTAATTGATAAATTGCTTAAAGCTCTTATAGTGGATAAGACTATTAACTATAATGAATTATTAACTGGAGATAAAAATGCACTGCTGATAGCAGCACGTATTCTAGGTTACGGGAAGGATTACGAATTTAATTATAGCGGTACAGTAGAAAAAGTTGATTTATCTCTATTAGATAATAAAAAACTACATCCAGATATCGAAAAAGCAACTGAAAATGCTTTCAACTTTACCTTACCAACTACAGGACACGTCATTACATTTAAACTTCTATCACATGGAGATGAATCAGCAATAGATCAAGAAGTAAAAGGACTTAAAAAAATTAATAAAGAATCATCAGCTGAATTATCTACTAGACTAAAGCATATGATAACAGCAATTAACGGTGAAACAGAGAAAAAAACAGTTAGATCATTCGTTGATAACCAATTCTTAGCAAGAGACTCTAGAGCGTTTAGAAAGTACCTTAGAGACTTTCAACCAGATGTAGACATGACATTCTACCCAGAGAATGGTCCAGAAGGGGGGATAGATATCCCAATTGGGGTTAATTTTCTTTGGCCTGACGCCGTCGTATAGATTATCCGTATTTACGCAAATTCATGAAATAGTATTCCACGGCAAAGGAGGGTTTGATTACGATACGGTATACAATATGCCTATATGGTTAAGAAACTTTACTTTTCAGAAAATGCAAGATCATTTCGAAAAAGAAAAAGCCGAATATGATAAAGTAAATAAGAAATCACAGACAATGAAAGGCGGTAAAATGAAGAAACCATCCTATAGCACAAAGGCTCGTAAATAATGCGGGCCTTAACTATTTATAATAAACTCAATATATAAATGGCTAACGGAAATAATGATCCAAATCTAGATCCTAGTAATTTTGCAAGGAATAGAGAAGAGGTAACTAAGCTAAGTGAACAGTATAACAAGTTTGCTCAAGAAGAAGCTAAGAACAACGCAACTTCTTTAGATAACGCCCGTATACTTAATGCAGAACTTAGAGATATACTGGGAGTCAAGCAAAACTTAAATGATCAAGATAAGACTCTTAGAAATTTAGGAAATGAGATTGTTAAAGCAGCACAACAGAATGTAGTCGAGCTCGGTAATGCAGGAACTATAAACAGAGAAATCTCTAAAGCTAAATCACTTCAAAATAAGCTTATAACAGAGATGACCTCAATGACAGGAACTCTCAGCGAACATCAACAGGATATAGCACTACAAATAGCACAAGCGTATAACACTCAACAAGGATTATCTGCAGAGCTAGCAACGGCAACTACAACCCAAGCAGAACAGTTAAAGATTGTTAGGGAGCTAGAAAGTAAAACTAAGTCTATCGGAGTACTTACAGAAGAAGAATCAACTAGACTTAAAGAACAACTAGCTGTTCAGAAAAACATACTCGACGAAGCAAATAACAGAGTTACTCAAGCCAGAGAACTTGAAGAACATGGAGATAAAGTAATTGCAGACCTTCAAGAGTCACTTGGACTAGAAGGTAAAGTAAATTCTTCAAACGCTAATAAATTAGCTGCTACTATAGCAATGAGCAGAGCGACAGATGAGAATTTAGCTACTCTTAGAGAAGAAGAAAAGATACAACGAGCTATAGAAGATAGAATGGGTGTTACCGGTGCGTTAGTAGAAGGTACGGGTGCATTGATGGAAAGACTAGGTATGAGATCCGGTATATTTCAACAAGCCATGAAAGATGCTTCTGCAAATATGAAAGAAATGGCCGAGGAATCGGAAAGAGTAGATCCAATAACCGGTAAAATATCAAAGAACTTTTCTAAAATGGACATAATGATGAAAGGTCTCGGGACTTTAGCATCTGGATTTGGAAAGGCATTATTTGATCCTCTAAGTATGGGGTTAAAAATTCTATCTGTACTATCGGAAATAAATAAAGCATCAGTTGAATTTACAAGACTAACCGGACAAGCAGCTTATAAAATGTCAGGTGTAGCTACAGAAACTTCTACAGCAGTAGACCTGATGAAAGTAGCTGCTGAATATACTAAACAAACCGGTATAAACGCTGCTGCTATATTTACTCCTGAACAGTTAGGTCAAATAGCAGATGCAAAAGACCTACTAGGATTATCAGCTGAACAAGCTGGTAGTTTAGGTACTATGATGAAATTGACCGGACAAAGTGCTGATGAGTTTCAAGGTAGTGTATTTGATGGAGTACAAGCATTAAATGAATCCGCAGATGCAGCCATCGCACCTACTGTAGCACTTCAAGACGTATTAGGAGCATCTGACGATATTAAAGCATCACTAGGAGGGAATCCAGAAGCATTAGGTAAGGCAGCAGCAGCAGCTAGAAAACTAGGAATGGACTTAGGTAAAGTAAATGCTATAGCAGACGGATTACTAGATTTTGAATCTTCTATTGAAAACGAATTAGAAGCACAGTTACTTACTGGTAAAAATATAAACTTAAATAAAGCTAGAGAATTAGCATTAAATAACGATTTAGAAGGAGTAGCAAATGAATTAGCTAATCAAGGAGCATCCGCAGCTGAATTCGCAAAAATGAACCGCATACAGCAACAAGCTATGGCTAAGGCTATGGGAATGTCTAGAGAAGAATTAGCTAAAATGGTTCTAACAGAAAAAGCTATGGCTGATATGACAGATGAGCAAAAAGCCGCAGCTAGAGGAGTAACCTTAGAACAATCCAAACAAATGGACATTCAGGAGCGTATGAAAAAAGCAGCTTTCAAGTTAGCAGAAGCATTCGCACCTATACTAGAAGCTGTAGTTCCTATAGTAGAGTTATTAGGTAAAGCAGCTGGATTAATCTCTCCACTTACTCCTTACCTATTAGGTGCATACGGTGCAATAAAGTTAATGAATGGAGGACTAACAAACATAGCTTCAGGATTTGGTTCAATAGTTAAAAATTCAATGAACTTTGTCAAGAATTTAAGTCCTAAGAATTTTAACTTTTCTGCAATAGGGAAAGCATTCCAAACAGGCTTTGGAGATAAATCTAAAGTTGTATTCGATGAATCAGCAAAAAGATTTAGAGATTTAGGTTCTGGTAAATTTGTTTCTGCCGATAAAGCAAAAGAATTAGGAGCTAAGATGCCTGACAGTCTGAAGAAAACAGGAGATACAGTTGGAGACTTAGGAGATAAGACAAAAAATGTAAAGGCAGATTCCGGAGCAGGCATCAGAGGATTTCTTAAAGGACTAGGGGATGGATTAGCATCTATCGGTAGACAGATAGGCGATGTTATAAAAGGTTCTATAGCTATAGGAGTAGCAGGATTAGCTTTAGCCGGTTCATTCGCACTTGCTTTAAAAATGGTGAAAGATGTAGATCCGGCACAAATGCTTGCATTTGCAGGATCGTTAAGTATGTTAGGACTAACCTTAGCAGTATTAGGAAAAGTTGGAGGAAGTATAATCCAAGGAGCTTTAGCAATGGGAATATTAGGAGTTGCTTTAATACCCGCAGCATATGGATTTAGCCTATTAAAAGATATTAACCCAGGACAGATGTTTGCATTTGCCGGTGCATTGACTTTATTAGGATTAGCTGCAGCAGGATTAGGATTCTTATTTCCTTTCATAGCATCAGGAGCAGGAGCAATTGCACTATTAGGAGCATCATTAATTCCAGCCGCACTAGCATTTAAACTACTCGGGAATACTCCTATTGATTCTATTATTTCGAAATTGACTGGATTAGCAGCAATAGCACCTCAACTCCTATTAGTAGGAGCAGGACTAATGGGAATAGCAGCAGGCTTAGGAATGATAGCAATTTCAGGAATAGCAGCAATACCGGCTCTAGCCGCCTTATCTGCTTTTGCTTTAGTAGCATCACCATTAGCAGCACTTGGAGGATTATTTGGAGATGGTGACGAACAAGAGGATAATTCACTGGCAGAGATATCAACTAAACTAGATACTCTTATATCAGTCGTATCAGCAGGTGGGAATGTATACTTAGACGGAGATAAAGTAGGAGAAGCACAAGTATTGGGAACATATAAACTTTCTTAACTTCTATTTATAATAAAATAAATTTAAATTAATAATTATGGCTAAAGGAATAATAAACAATCAACTACCTAATTCAACACTAGGACTTAAAGGAGTGACTCCTCCACAGAGAGCAGGAGCTAAAGGTAAATCTAGACTACATTATGAGTCTTCGATTAACAACAACCCAGAAATTGCACAGAGTCCATCAGGATTAGACCTTAACGGAGTAACACCGGACAAATATTCAGATAACCCTCCAGCATAAGCTTATGCCAATTATAAGGAACCTTAAAAAAGACTTTGACGAAGGTCGTATGGATAGTTTACGTTCAGTTACTTATAGGGAAACTGGTACTGAGGCTCCTTATGTAACAAAGAATATAGGGAGCAAATCCGACGAAGTTACAAAAAGAATTGACGATCTTGCCCGTATGGGTAAAATGCTTATAAGCAAGCCAGGACTTGAACACCTAGCAAAGGAAGGTATATTAAAGCAAGGAGAAATAACAGATAAGTTAAGGCAAAATGAAAAGTACAAAAACGGAACTGCTGTAGGTAATTTTCTCAGAAGAGCAACAGGCACTGTAGAACACTTAGCTTTAGTCGCTGGCTCTACCTTAGCCCAGGTACCTGTTAATGGAACCGGAACACACTTTGTTAGAGGTTTTAATAAAGATACGTACTTACAAGAAAGTACATCATTTCCCGGGCCAGTAAACGGTTCTACCTATACTCTTGACGGACAAAAAGTACCAATGTCAAGCCTAAGCTCAGAATCTACCCTACCTACTTTAAATACAACTTCTTCTCCTGGAAATTTGGGAAAGTTAAATATAGGTATACAAGGAGATCTAGAACCGAGTTATGGACCTGCAGGAAAAGTAGTTGATAAGTACGGTTACGGAAACAACTTTACTGAGACTGATACAAGTCTAAATATAGAAAAAGCTTCTAGCGGAACAGTTATAAATAATAAAACAGAAGGTTTAGAAAATTCTACTTTAACTAAAGGTACTTTAGGACGTACTAATAAAGGTGTAGTAGGGACTCTTGAATCTAATTTTGATAGAAGTAACAAATATAGTAATACCAGTCCACTAACAGGAGTAGGAACTTTAGATAATGCTAATAATGTACAAAATGGAGTAAGTACTGCAAAACCGCAAGACCTTACTAGAAATACAACAGCATCACCAGAAAGCTTAGGGGTATCTAATAAGAACGTTATAGGAGACATACCTGAGGAAGTAAATTCAAGCAATTACCGCCCGGATACTCCTTATACAGAAACTGAGACAACTAACAATGCAATTGCTGTACGTACTGGAAACCCAGTTAACAACCCTAAAGGGGAAGGTGAATTCAATCAAACGTTTGCAGTACAAACTACATCACTTGAAGGAGAATTCGGAATTAGCAATAAAAAGATTGAAGGAGATATAGCTCCATTAGAAAATACTAAAGCAACTAAATTCACAATAGGTGATTCTAAAACTAAATTAGGAACACAGGAAAATATATTAGCAGCACAACCAGGAGTTACAGGTAGTATTATAAAAATACCACTTAAAGACTCCCCAACACCGGATGAGTTTGTGGATAATCAAATGTCTACACAACTATACTCATCAGGGAGTACATATACAGGAGAAACTGCTAAACAGCATGTAGATATACTTAAACACGGAGATGGACTAAATGTAGGTATAGCAAATAGAGCTAATCTCAACGATGATACTATTGGCGGAACATCAAAACCAATACCGGACAAGCTTAACTCCGACTCTGCAACTTATAGTCAACTAACTTCTTCTACAAAACTAAAAGATTTTAGAGAAACAGATGAATTTGGAGGTGGAATAAGAAACACCTACTCCTTTGATTATAGTGATATAAAAATAAATAAAGAAAAAAGAGTAGGTCTAGGAAACCCAGGTAAAGCATCTAGAATAAGAACATCCTATACAATTTCAGACCCAGATACAGTAGATAAAATAAATGCATTAGATGTTAGTAAAAAACCTTTAGACGGAATAGAGGAAAACAGAGATTTAGTACAGTTAGAATTTCAGGTGATAACACCAGAAGAAACATACTATTTAGCTTTTAGAGCATTTCTTGATACCTTTGACGATAGTTTTAACGGTTCATGGAAATCAAGTAAATATCTAGGTAGAGCAGATAGTTTTTACACATACAGCGGATTTGAAAGAACTATAAATATAGGATTTAAAATAGCAGCACAGTCAAAAGACGAAATGAAACCACTGTATAGAAAAGTTGCAACTTTAGCTTCTGTAACAGCACCTTCATACGGTACCGGTGGTAGATTTATGAGAGGTACTATAGCTAAGGTAACCGTAGGAGATTACATATACGAACAACCAGGTATAATAGAATCAGTTCAATACACATGGCAAAAAGACTACCCCTGGGAGATATCTTTTCAAAATCCGGAAGGAGAAGGAGGTAAAGATCAGATACTTCCTCATGTACTGGATGTATCATTATCATTTAAAGTAATACACGACTTCTTACCAGAAACAGGGTTAACACCATTTATAACAAATCACAGGCCAATAAAAAGTAATAAAGATACATATATTCCTTTAAAGAATGGACTTAAAGAGTAAAAAAGTAGGTTTCTTACTTGAAAGATAAAAAAAAATTCGTATATTAAAAGATGGGAAGAAGATTTAAAAAAATACCGGTTAGTAAAACAGTTGGAGGAACTACCTATAAAAGAAACGTAATATACCCGGAAATTCCCTTAAGTGAAAATGATGTATACGTGATAACTCAATACGGAGACAGGTATGATTCTCTAGCCCTTGAATTCTATAAAGACTCAGAACTATGGTGGATAATCTCTTCTGCTAATAATTACCAAAAAGGCTCGCTTAATGTAACACCTGGTGTACAGTTGAGAATACCTGCTGATAAAACCGCAGCTATACAGTTATATGAAGAAGTTAATAAAAATAGATAATGTCTAAAAAAGGAAAAGATAAACCTCAAGGTCAACCTCAAGAAGTTATTGGTGGAGGAATAGACGGAAGTGTGGTAGAACAGCTCATCGCACGGGAAAGTCTTATATCTTCTTCTAAGAGAGACAAAAACCACTTACTTTTCTTTAATAGTAATGGCGCCTGGGCAAGAATAGTATCGAGTGTTAATACAATAACAAAAGCGGAGACAGAAGGATTAGCAACAGGTAAGAAGACGATTAAAGATGTAGTAGGTAGTAAAAATCTAGCTTATAATAATGTCATTATGGGCGGCACTGTTAAACAAGGAACCGCTACACAGCCGACTTCAATCAACGGAGGAATTAATCAATCAAAACACAATCCTATAAACATAGACACGGATGGATATGTTTCTGCAGGAGATATAAAAGATAGTGCCTACCATAACTATGAAAGCTTAGGACACAGACCAACTCCAGGAATTAACTCTGTCTCTGTTAAATCTAAAGGTACTTACGGTAGTTTAAGAGAAGCAGAAGTAAATGTAACAGTATGGACATTAGAAGATTTAGAGATGATGCAAGCTCTATACCTCAGACCTGGTTTTTCTATACTTTTAGAATGGGGACATTCTTTACAACTCGACAGTAAATCAGGAGAAGTAGTTAAAGATATACAGTTTTATAGAAAGTTTTTAAGAAATAAGATACCAAAAAAAACTATACAAAATGACTTAAAAGAACTATCCTTTGATTCTAGCTATAACTACGATTCAATGACAGGTTTCGTATCTAATTTTAATTGGAGCTTTAGAGAAGATGGAGGTTATGATTGTATGATTAAAATAATATCTAAAGGAACAGTTCTTGAATCAATCGCTGTTACTTTCGATACTTCAAACGTATATCCACCTGACCAACTCGATAAATGGAGTGAAGACAAAGGTAAAAAAGAAAGGAGATCTATATACCACAAGTTATTTGTAGAACTTGAACACTTAATCGGAGACCCTAACTCAGGTGTTCAGGAATTTAAACAAAATACAGTAGAATTTATAGATTCAATAGACGATGTAGGAACAGCAGTCCAAATAGCACTAGCAACTGGAAATACTGATCTTCTAGCTACAGCTACAGCTACAGCAGTAGAAGAGTTTACCGAAATATTTACAGGAGATGATGAAAGAGCAAGAGAAGACCTAAACGATATTTCAACAACTACAGGTAGAGCACTACTGGAAGATGTTAATTTCAAAGCAAAATACGATAAAGTAATAAATGGAGGCAGTTTAGAGTATAGAAATTCATCTTATAATTGGACTAAAGATAAACCTTTATCTCAATACAATGAAGATAAGGTAGTACCTTACTTAAATGATAAATTTGGAATGTACGGACTTAAGTTTACAAAAGCCGGCTGGGGAAATTACGTAAAAATAACTGTAGTAGGAGATGCATCAAGATCGGCGGAATTCGAGCTGAACACCTTAACACCTCAAGGGTCTAGGAAAGAGACGTATAATATAATGGATTTTATTGTAGAAAATGGTAAACTCCCTAGTAATTAATAATATATGGCTAGTAAATACACTGAACAAACATACAAGTACTTAGATACAACTCCTAAAGGAGGTCAAACTTTACCTCCTACAATGAAGCCAAACGCTACATATATTGCTAAATACCTAAAATCACAAGGGTATACTAAAGCTGGAGCACAAGCAGTACTAGCTAACATAAAAAAAGAAAGTTACTTTAAACCAGCAATAGTTGAAGTTGGAGTAGGTGGAAATTCTGAAATAGGTGGGAAAGGAGGAATCGGGTTAATTCAATGGACTGGTCAAGGAAAAAGAAGAAGAGGTAAATTAGAAAAAGCAGCAAATTTTGATAAAGAAGTTAGAGATAGTTTAGATTTTCAAACTAAGTACTTAGTAAGCGAAGTAAAAGGAAAACCTATTGCTAACATATTAAAATCAACTGCAAACCCAGTAGAAGCAACTTTAGAGCTTCTGTTTTTAGATATTCGACCACAATCTGCTATTAACGTAAAAAAAGCAATCAATAAAGGACTTGACCCAGCTAGTAAAGATATTAAGAAAGTACAAAATAGGGTAAATGCTACATGGGCAGTTCAGAGTATAGTAGATGAAGTATGGGGAGGAACCGTAGAGGACTATCCTACAGGAACTACTCCAACTGAAAACGGAACAGGTAATAGTGCAAACAATACTTCGAACAACACTAGTAAACCAGACCCAGATAAAGTTAACCAAACTAGTGACAATAAGCAGAAATTACAAACACCTCCAGCTATAGATCAACTACCAATATATACTAAGGATAGTTTTATGAGATCTCAGGCACAGCATTTAAAAAATACAATAAATGGATTCGTTGCATTTAGGTTAAAGTCTATAGAAGAGAAAGATACAGGAGTATTCGATAATGATGATTTAAATGAATATTGGATACCTCTTTATGTTGTTTTAGATATATATAATCAATATGTTAGTTTAATAGATGCAACTGTAGAGCCAGAGAAGGGATCAAATACACCAGGTAGAAAATTAACTGAGTTTTACACCGGATACCAGGACATAGACGATACCAAACAAGCATATGAGAAAGAATGTAAATTTCTTACAAACAACTTGCATTTTTCAATCGATCCTATGGTGTGTGTATTACCTAAGCCTGTTCAAAATATCACAGTGTACGATTCTAAAAAACAACCAGTACTTTGGAGAGACCCTGTTGTAGGCTACGATACTACTTCTTATGCTCCAGGACTCATATATAAAAACGGGTTTCACAAGAACGTTGTAGAAGCTCTACAGAGAGGATTAATGAGAGGGGAGACAGATGATATACTAAACATTCTAATTTCTTGCCAACTACTTCAAGAAGAGTTGGATAAAATAATCAGTAAGACAGAAGATTCTGACCAAAATGAAGGAAACGATATGGTGACTTTTATAAGGACTATATTGAAAGCATGTAATGAGGCTTTAGGTGGAATAAATGACCTAGATACAATATACGATGAACAGGACGATAGATTTTATATAGTAGACCGTAAAGTAACACCAGCACTACGTAATATACTGCCAACCATTAGCCTTACAGGACTTAAATCAACAATTACAAACCTCAATATATCTAGTAAAATTAGTTCAAATATTGCTAGTATGGTATCTATAGCAGCTCAAGGAACTGGTGGACATACTAAAGATAATATAGCACCTTTATTAGAGTGGAATAGAGGTTTATTAGATAGACACATAAGACATAAATCTCAAAAAAATACAGCCGATAACGGACAAGTTAAAGAGAATCGAGAAACACCAGAAGATAAGAGGTTAAAAAAATGGACTTTAGCATACCACGACTACTGGGAAGAGCTTAACGGTAATTCTGGCTTTTGGGCAGATAACGGAGACTACGATAGCAAAGCAGTTGCTAATATAAAAGGGTACCATAAAGAGTGGTGTCAAAAGTGGGTAGTGGAAATGAAGAGTAAATCAAAAGAAGACCCAACACCAGCACCAGGTGTGATACCGGTTGAATTATCTTTTACAACTATGGGTATAGGAGGATTAAAGATAGGACAAGCATTTCTAGTAGAAGAAGGAGTACTACCTTTCCAATATTCAGAAAATTTTGGATTTATAATAACAGGACTCTCTCATAACATATCAGATGGTAAATGGACTACAGATGTAAAAACACAATTCTACTCAACTAAACCACCAACACAAGAAGAGATAGAATACTTTAACGAAAAACACAGCTCAGAAGCAGTACCTTATCAGAATAACAACTCATCATCACCAACATCAGGAGGAACTGCAGGTAGTGTAACTACGGCAGGAGCAACATTAGGTGAACAGGGAGAAATAGTCGTTGCTGATGGACAAGATCCTGCACCGATTATTAATCCTAATAAGATAGGAAGAAGATCTCCATATCATAATAAAGGACTAGCACCAGTTGTCGCAAATAAACCTCTAGTAAGAGAGTGGGGAAGTAAAGCAAGAACATACGGTAAATCTAACGTACTAAAAGGAGCTACAGACGGTATTTTTGCTCCTATAGGTGGACCAGGTACCCCTGGAGCTTCATGGGGAAGTAGTAGCTCTTCAAATGTAAATGGATCATACTACCTTGAAACAAAAGCAGCAGCACAATTTGTTGGATGGTATAACGAAATGGTGACAGCAGGAATAAAATTTAGAGTAACGTCTGCTTTAAGGTTCGGGAGTAATGTCGGTGGAGGTGTACATGGTTATGGACTTGCAGTTGATTTCGGCAATTTATGGAGATTAGTAGGAGGAGCAGAAACTAATATACCTAATAAAAACGCAAGAATTCAGAACCCAGTATGGAAGCAAATGGCTGAAATAGGGGCTAAGTACGGCTGGTATAATCCTTGGAGATTATCTGATGGCGCAAGACAAGAAGAATTATGGCATTTTGAATACTGGGGTCCAGCATAAAACTATATACAAATGTATTTACCTAAATCACAATATAAATTAACTAAAGTTAAAGATATACCAAACGTAAAAGAGGTAGTTGACCGTTTAGGAAACTTTATTAACTCAAATAAACAAGTAGTTCTAACGTCTTTTGGTACTATATTCGATAAAGCAGGAATAGATTTTGATAAAGGAGATTTTTCAAAAGCGATGGAGTTGTTTTCTACTGGAACAGCAGAAGATTCTGAATCTAGTGATAAACCTGGATATGAATTCGATAAAGAAAATCCAGAAATAAATTCATCTGTAAAATCATTTTCTTTAAAACTTCCTCCTACATCAGACGATAGAAAGAGAGGAATAATGCAAAGATGTTTTTACTATAATAAATGTACAGGAAAAGCATCAGAAGTTTCAAAAGTACAACTAAAAAATTTAAATGTAAACAAAGACCTATGTACTGAATTAGCGATAGCTGACTGGTATATTAAAGGTTCTGCTAAAGATAGAACTGTAAACGGATATTTTTTAGAAGGTTTAGAGACCATTAACAGTAGAACAGTACAGGAACTTAAAAAAACTATTCCGGTAATAGAAGGACTTATTAAAAGTCCATTAGAATACGTCGAAGATACATTTATACCTTCATCTAAGGAATACAAACCTCAGAAAAAAGACATTATTATACCTTCTCCAGGAAAAGAGTTGTAGATACGAAATATTTTCGTATATTATAATAAAGGTTACAAACAAGTGTTTTATATATTAGAATCAAAAGATCAAATTGACTGGTTAGAAAACCAAACTAATTCTCCTCTATATGTAGATGTAGTTAGTACAAATTTCTATTACCATTCTAAATTAACTTCAACAGTAGGAGTTTATATTAGAGTAGTAGGAGATAAACAAGGGTACTTCATTCCTATCTCTCATAACGATGGATTAAATGTAGATAAAGAACGTATCTACAACATTCTTAAAAAAGCACAAACTCTTTACACACTAAACAAGAAAACTCTTCTATATTACTTTAATTTACAGAGAGCTATAGATATATCTCTAGTTTATTCTATGAGTAATTATAAAAGATTAGAATACTCTACAACAAATACAACTATAGACTGGTATTACCGAACACATAGTGAAAATCCCAACATAAATAGAATAATTCCCATAGTTAAACTCTATGAGAGATGCGAGAATATATTCAACCAAGTAGAGCAGTACCTGGAACTACCGATACCGGATGGATTTGACTTTTATAATAATATTACTACAAATGTATTTTATTTACTAGAACAGAACGGTGTAGGTATACTATACGATAGCTTTAATGAATTATTTAAACCCAAGAATCCTCTCTTTAATACTGATAATAATACTGTTTATACCGAATACAACCTATACAATAGTACATCCAGACCTACAAACACATTTAACTCTGTAAACTTTGCTGCTATACCTAAGACACCAGAACATAGACAGTGTTTTAAACCTCAGAATGACTTTTTTGTAGAGTTTGACTTCGATGGATACCATTTAAGGTTACTAGCAGAACAGTTAGATTACCCGTTGACTAATGAATCGGCTCATAAACAGTTAGCTAAACAGTATTTCGGTAAGCAAGATATATCTGAAGAAGAGTACAATAGGGCAAAACAGATTAATTTTCATGCTATATACGGGAAGATACCGGAAGAGCATAAAAATCTTAAAATATTTAAAGAAGTACAGGAGTACATAGATGCCATGTGGAAGAGTTATACAGAAGCAGGGTATGTTTGGAATCCTCAATCAGGAAAAGCATTTACAAACAAACTCCAAGATATGAACCCAGCAAAATTAATGAATTATATGATGCAATCGTTGGAGACTTCAAATAATATTACTATATTAAAAGATATACTAAAGTATCTAAGAGATAAAAAATCATTTATAACGTTATACACTTATGATGCGATTTTATTCGATTTTAATAAAGAAGACGGTAAACAGACTTTATCAGAGATACAAACAATAATGGAAAAACAGGGAAAATACCCGGTAAAATTTAAATATAGCACTAATTTAGTGTTATAAATCAGCACAACTATTTATATATGATAACAACAACTAAATCACCAAGGTTCGACTACGACATAGAACCTATTTTTACCAGCGACGATATGAGCAACAAGCTGTTTTGTACCTTTTCAACAGAAGAAGGACTTGAAGAGGTTTTAACCTCGATTCAAGATAGATACAAAATCATATATAATAAAATATTCGTACTGTATTCTAAAAGCCAAGATGAATATATGTGTACTTATAATGTAGATTTTGGAAATGTAGGAGCTTTTATAGATAACACTATATTAGTACACAGAAAGAAAGAAACTAATACTCTCTATACCATTAATGCTTTAAACACATTAATTAAAGAACTTAACGGCGGTACGTTAGATACTAGCTATAGAATAAACTGGCCTGATTATCGCAATTGCGTACTTCTTACTAAAGGTCCAGAACTCAAAAGAGTGAACACAAAGTTATATAAAATTATTGAGCTATAGTTGGCTCTTTGATTTTTTATTCCTATATTAATAATAAGTTATAATTTAAAATCAGTTATATGGATATCAATGCAATCCGCGCTAAATTAGATGCGCTAAACACAAATGGTCAGGAAAGAGAAAAGACTGACTACACAAAAATCTTTTGGAAACCAGAATTAGGTAAACAGACCGTACGTATAGTACCATCTGCTTTTGATCCTTCTTTTCCTTTCAAAGAACTTAAATTCCACTACGGAATTGGTAAATTTCCAATGATAGCACTTTCCAATTTTGGTAAGCAAGACCCAATTGAGGAATTTGTTAAAGAGTTAAGGAAAACAAGCGATAAAGACAATTGGTCATTATCAGGTAAAATATCACCTAAAACTCGTATCTTTGCTCCTGTAGTAGTTAGAGGAGAAGAGGATAAAGGAGTACGATTATGGGGATTCGGAGTAACAATCTACAAAGCATTACTTGCTTTAGCAGAAGATGAAGATATTGGAGACTTCACAGACGTACTAAACGGATGGGATATGGTAGTAGAACAACAAAAAGGTAATCCTTACCCTGAAACTACTGTTAGAATTAAACCTAAACAGACTCCTTTATCAGATAATAACGATCATGTGGATTTATGGTTAAAATCACAACCTAATCCTTTAGAGGTACATACAGAGTATGATTACGAATTTATCAAAAAGAAACTTCAAGGTTATTTAGATCCAAATGCAGTAGAAGAGAGTAACGATACTACTAGTAATACTAAAGAAGATAAACTGCCAGAAAGCTTAGGTCAACAAAAAACAGACTTTACTTTGGAAACAGCTACGGCTGGCAACAAAGACACAGTTAGTAAATTTGATGACTTATTTAACGAATAGAAATGGCAAAACAAAGCAAAGAGGTAAAAGCAGCCGCATCTGCGGCAGTCAAAAAGAGTTTCAATCTAGGTAATTTTAAGAAGAAGAAAGGATTTTCTAATGCTTCTGTAAAGTTTAAAGAACAGGGATGGATTCCCCTATCTAAAGCTTTTCAGGACATTACCTCTCTTCCAGGTATTCCTACAGGGCATATTACACTACTAAGAGGACATAGTGATACAGGTAAAACAACAGCTTTATTAGAAGCGGCAGTTAATGCTCAAAAAATGGGTGTACTACCGGTATTCATTATCTCGGAGATGAAATGGTCTTGGGAACATGCTAAAGAAATGGGACTTAAGTTTGAGGAAGTTAAAGATGATAACGGAAACGTTGTGGACTATGAAGGGCATTTTTTGTATGCTGATAGAGGTACATTAAATACTATTGAAGAAGTAGCAGTTTACATGGCTGACCTTATGGACGAACAGGCGAAAGGGAACTTACCTTACGATATGTGTTTCTTCTGGGACTCTATCGGCTCTATTCCTTGTGATTTATCAGTACGTTCTAATAAAAACAATAATGAATGGAATGCAGGGGCAATGTCTACTCAATTTGGTAATAACCTTAATCAGAAGATACTACTATCTAGAAAGGAAAACTCTCCGTATACTAACACACTGGTAGCTATTAATAAGGTATGGACTATGAAACCTGAATCTCCAATGGGGCAACCTAAATTGCAGAATAAAGGAGGAATGTCTATGTGGTATGATTCTACCTTAGTTATAACTTTCGGGAATATTACTAACCCGGGTACATCTAAGATAAAGGCTATAAAAGACGGGCTTCAGGTAGAATTTGCTAAACGTACTAACGTTCAAGTAGAGAAAAACCATATCGGTGGTGTACAGTCTAGAGGAAGAGTAGTAATGACATCTCACGGGTTTATACCCGATGACAAGAGAGCTATTGATAAGTATAAAAACGAACATAAAGAACATTGGCTAAAATTAGTTGGTAGTATAGATTTTGATTTAATTGAAGAAGGAGATTTAGAAGAAGAAGCTATCAAACCAAATATTTTAGATTAATGAGCGATTATAGCAATATACTTAACAATCTTAAAGAAACTCCACCCCGAGAATTGAACGACCACATTCTAGTGATCGATGCTATGAATATGTTAATTCGTAGTTTTTCTCTTCTCAAAGCAATGAACCCATCAGGCCATCATATCGGCGGTCTGGTTGGTTTTATGCGGTCTTTAGGATTTGTAACACGTACGTTTGACCCTACTAGGGTGATAGTAGTATGGGACGGTAAAGGAGGTTCTGCAAATAGAAAGAATATAGATCCTAACTACAAAGCACAACGAGCTACTTCAAGGATTACTCATTGGGGATTATATGATTCTAAAGCAGAAGAACAAGAAGCACTTATAGGACAGTTATTCAGAACACAAGATTATCTTGAATGCTTACCGGTACAGCAAATTAGTATGGAAAAACTTGAAGCTGATGATGTAATAGCGTATATAGCTAAAAGAGCATCAGTATCTAAAGTTAAAAAATGTACTATAGTTTCATCTGATAAAGATTTCCTACAATTAGTAGATGATACAGTTGAAGTATACGCTCCTATTAAGAAGAAGGTGTTTACGGAAGGGAATATATTCGACGAATTGAAGGTATTACCTGAAAATTATAACGTTGTAAAAGCGTTATTAGGAGATAACTCAGATAATTTAGCAGGTGTCAAAGGGTTGGGAATAAAAACTATAATATCAGAGTTTCCTGAATTAGTTGATAAACCGAATATGACCCTCCAGTACGTTTATGATGTATGTGCAGCTAAATTAGAAGAAAAGAAATTTAAAAAGATCTTTCCTAAAATTATAACGGAATGGGATCGTGTAGAAACTAATTTTAAATTAATGGATTTACATGAAACTTCGTTGGATATTAAAGAAAAAGATCATATATTAAATATAATAAAGAGTGACATACCCAATCTACAATCAGGGGCTTTTCTACATCTTTTAGATCAAGATAAGATCGAAGGGATTACTAAGAATACTGAAGGTTGGTTAGAGAACTTTAGAGGTTTAACGGTTATTAAAAAATAAGTTATAGATGACATTAAAAGCATTGAATCAGTATGGAAAAGGTTTCCAACTGAAGGTATTGGGCTCATTGCTAACAGACAAAAGTTTTCTTCTTAACGTCAGAGACGTACTTCAAGAAGATTATTTTGACTCAGACGCACACAAATGGATTATTAATCAGCTAGTAAACTACTTCGATAAGTACCATACTACTGTAACTATGGATGTACTAAAGGTAGAGTTACAGAAAGTTGATAATGATATATTAAAAGTAGCATTAAAAGAAGAATTACGTAACTCCTATGAAGCATCTCAAGATGATTTAAACTACGTACAGGAAGAATTTACAACTTTCTGTAAGAATCAAGAGATGAAGCAAGCTATTCTTAACTCTACTGATTTACTTAAAGCAGGAGATTTTGACGGTATTAGAAACACCATAGAAACAGCTATGAAAGCTGGTATGGATAAAAATATCGGGCATGAATATAATAAGGACGTAGAATCTAGGTATAGGACAGATTACAGACCTACAATTCCTACTCCATGGCCAACTTTAAACGAAGGTATTCAAGGAGGATTTGGTCCTGGTGATTTAGCCATAGTATTTGGTAATCCAGGAGGAGGTAAGAGTTGGACTTGTGTTGCAATGGCTGCTCATGCTGTCAAAATGGGGTATAAAGTAAACTACTATACATTAGAGCTAGGAGAAGACTACGTCGGTAAACGATTTGATTGCTACTTTACAGGGTACTCTATAGACGAAGTTAACAACCATAGAAAAGAGGTACAGAAGCACGTTGATAATTTAAAAGGTAAACTTATAGTAAAGGAATATGCACCTAAAGGAGCGACAGTGAATACAATTAAATCCCATATACAAAAGTGTATTGACATGGAGCATAAACCGGATTTAGTTGTTATAGATTATGTTGACTACTTAAGAGCACCTTCTAAAGGTAAATTCTCAGAACGTAAAGACGAAATAGATGATGTATTTATTGCTACTAAGGGACTAGCTAAAGAACTTAAGATACCGGTTATAACACCTTCTCAAGTAAATAGAATGGGTGCTAAAGATTCGGTTATTGAAGGAGATAAAGCAGCAGGTTCTTATGATAAAATGATGGTAGCCGATATGTGCTTCTCTCTTTCCAGAATGAAAGAAGATAAAGTACTAGGAACCGGTAGATGGCATGTTATGAAAAATAGGTATGGACAAGACGGTATGACCTATAACTTAAAAATGGACACTAATAACGGTCGTATAGAATTCGAAGGTAAGGCAGATATCGATGAACACTTAAATAACAACGATGGACCTACTTTTACGTTATCAAGAGAAAAAATGTCCGAACTTTTTGATAAAAAGTAAAATATATATGCTATTTATGGAAACATCTCCAATAGCTTATATAGCTTCCTCTGGAGATTTTTTTTGTCTAATCAATTAATCTAAATTAAAAAAATGAGTTTACTAAACGAACGCATAGTTTACAAACCTTTCGAATACCCAAAAGCATATGATTTTTGGCTTAAACAACAACAAGCTCACTGGCTACATACAGAAGTACCAATGTCACAAGATGTGACTGATTGGGCGAGTAATTTAAAAGATCACGAAAAAAATGTGATTGGAGGAATCCTAAAAGGATTTGCTCAAACAGAAACAATAGTAAATGATTACTGGTCTACTCTAGTAACTAAATGGTTTAGGAAGCCGGAAATAATAATGATGGGGACAACACTAGGTTCTAGTGAGACTATCCATGCAGAAGCTTACTCTTTATTGAATGAACAATTAGGATTAGATAACTTTGCAGAGTTTTTAGAAGATGAAGCAACTATGGCTAAGATTGAAAACCTTATGGAAGTAAGGGATGGCCATGACGGTACACCAAACTGGCATGATAGAGCAAAATCTTTAGCTATATTTTCTGCTTTTACCGAAGGAGTTAATTTATTCAGTTCATTTGCAGTCTTATTATCATTTAAAATGAGAAATAAACTTAAAGGAGTAGGACAGATAGTAGAATGGTCTGTACGGGATGAGAGTTTACACTCTGATGCAGGGTGTTGGCTATTTAGAACATTAATGAAAGAACATCCAGAATTTAAAACTCCGGAGTTAATAGCGGATATAGAATCAGCTGCAAAAGATGCTCTAAAGTTAGAGTTTGACTTTATTGATAAGATATTCGAAATGGGAGATTTAGAGAATTTAAAGAAAGGCGAGCTAAAGAACTTTATACGCCATAGGGTAAATACTAAGATGGCAGATTTAGACTTAAAACCAATTGTACCTTCTGAAGAAATAGATAAAGGAGCTTTAAAGACAATGAAATGGTTTGACGCAGTAATTGCAGGTAAGCAACATACGGATTTCTTTGCTAATAGAGTTACAAACTATGCAAAAGGACATATGGAATGGGACGCAGCAACAATGTTTTAATAAAATAATTTATGAGTACAATAGTAGATACTTCCAAATGGGAAGCAGGGAAAGATTACCCAGAATGGATGAATGAAGTGTCATTAGCAACTATATCAAAAGGATATTTGTTGACAGATGAAACCCCTAAAAAAGCATACAGAAGAGTAGCAGATACAATTGCAAAAAGACTGGATAGACCAGATCTTGCTAATAAGTTTTTCCGCTATATGTGGAAAGGATGGCTAAACTTAGCCTCCCCTGTACTATCGAACACCGGAACCGACCGAGGATTACCGATCTCATGTTTTGGAATTGATACGCCCGATTCAATTCGAGGTATTGGTTTAACCAATGCTGAACTAATGAGACTTACCTCCCTCGGCGGTGGTGTCGGTATAGGGTTATCTCGTATTAGAGGTAGAGGAGAAGAAATCGGGAATGGAGATATGGGCCAATCAGAAGGAGTAATTCCATGGGCTAAAATTTACGACTCTACAATATTAGCAACCAATCAAGGAGCAGTAAGAAGAGGTGCAGCATCAGTAAATTTGGATATAAATCACCCAGATATTAAAGAATACCTGCAGATACGAAGACCTAAAGGGGACCCTAACAGACAGTGTCTTAATCTACATCAATGTGTTGTAGTGGATGATGAATTTATGCAAAAATTAGAGCGTAGAGACCCTGAGGCTATGGGATTATGGGTAGAAATACTTAAATCTAGAGTAGAAACAGGAGAACCGTATATTATGTATAAGGACAATGTTAATAATGACAATCCACCTGCTTATGTTAAGAATAACTTAGATGTAAGCATGACCAATATATGTTCTGAGATAACTTTACATACCGATGAAGAACACTCTTTTATTTGCTGTTTATCGTCTGTTAATATTACTAAATGGCATGAATGGAAAAATACCGACTTAATAGAAACTTCAATATACTTTTTAGACGGAGTATTAGAAGAGTTTTTAGCTAAGACTTCAGGAAGAGATTCTTTAATTAGAGCTCATAGATCTGCTAAAAAAGGTAGAGCAATTGGATTAGGAGTATTAGGCTGGCATACATTCTTGCAGAATGAGAGAATACCTTTTTCATCTATAGCTGCAACATCTTATACTCATCAGATTTTCTCTCAAATTAAGAACCAAGCAGAAGCAGCATCAAGAAAATTAGCAGATGAGTACGGAGAACCACTTTGGTGTAAAGGTACAGGTATGAGAAATACTCATTTAATGGCTATAGCACCGACTGTATCTAACAGTACGATATCAGGAGGTGTATCAGCAGGAATCGAGCCAATACCAGCTAACGTATATACTTTTAATTCAGCAAAAGGAACTTTTATACGTAAAAACTCAGCATTAGAGAGTTACTTAGTAGATAGAGGCAGTAACACAGAAGAAGTATGGGATGCTATTATGAAAGATAGAGGTTCTGTTGCTAATCTACCGGAAGATATTATGCCATTAGAAGATAAACCTATATTCTTAACTTTTGCAGAAATAAATCAATTAGCACTAGTAGAACAGGCAGCAGTTAGGCAAAAATATATTGACCAAACACAGTCTTTAAATTTAGCTTTCGACCCAACAGATTCACCTAAATTTATTAACTTGGTACATCAAACTGCATGGAAGTTAGGAATTAAAACCCTATACTACTTAAGAACAGATTCAGTAATCAACGGAGATATAGGTTCTAGAACATCAGAAGACTGTTTAAGTTGTGATGGATAAAATATAATTTATGATATATACAATTTTAATAATACTTCTCCTAGTGAGCCTAGGAGGAGTTACTTTTCTCTACAAAAAAAAGATAGCAAATTTAAAAGCCGACTTTGAAAGAGAAAGAGCAGAGATAAGAAGAGATGCTAAAAAAAGATCAGGAGCTGTACAATGGGGTAAGACTATAGAACACTTCGTACCATTTATGTCTGACTTTCCAGTACCTCCAGAAGACTGTACGTTTTTAGGTATGCCTATAGATTATGTTGCTTTTAAAGATACGGGAAGTAAGAATAAATGCTCGGTTCATTTCGTAGAAGTAAAGAGCGGTAGTGCGTTCCTTATGGGAAAACAGAAAAATATAAAAAAGGCAATTGAAGAAGGTAGAGTGTTTTGGCATGAAATAGCTGTTGATGGAAATAGTGTAAAATAGTTGTTTTATACTGTTATTTTTCTTATATTATTATATAATCATAAATCAAAGTTATATGTCAAAAAATTCAACAAAGCAACTCTATACACAGACTATGGAATGGCTAAAAACTAGAGGAATCAAAACTTCAAACACTACAGCTAAAAAATCAAGATTTAACAACTATAAAGACAGAGGTAGAAAATGATTAAAGTAATTAAATTTTATGCAGATTGGTGTGGACCTTGTAGAGTCTACGCTAAAACTTTTGATAAAGTATCAGAAGAGTTGAAAGACAAGTACGATTTTGTTAATATCAATGTTGAAACAGATACAACAGGATTAGCTGCAGAGTACAAAGTTAATGGAATACCTACAACTGTTGTTATAGACGGTGATAAGGTTAAATCAGAATCCGGAAGGATGGATGAAAAAAGATTAAAAGCTTTCATAGGTAGTGAATAGAAATATAGTTATAGCGTTTATACTTTTTATGATAGCCCAGGGTATGATTTGGTATCAGACTAACTCTCAGTTTTTTAGTAGCTGGGTTAAGGAGAGACCACTTCTAATGGCTTGTTTAGGTATACCTATTAGCTACATTTTAATTTATGCATCAAGGTACGTCGTAGCAGGATTCGATGGATTATTATGGCCCGGTAGATTAATAGGATTTTCTACAGGTATGATAATAATGGCGATCCTGACTTACGTTCACTTAGGAGAAGGCATCACAGTCAAAACAGGAGTTACACTATTACTTGCATTTATAATAGTAATGGTACAATTATATTGGAAATAAAAATAAATTTAAGTTATGTTAAGAAGACCAGATTCTATCCCCGCTGGGGACACAATTATTGAAGATTCGGTTATGGAACCGTTCTTTATCGCTAAATCAACTTCAGGAGGTTATACTTTATACGAAAGAGTAATCAAAGGAGAAAATAACACACACTACATTAAAACCATATGCTACCCAGCAACTTTTAACCAAGCGCTGAAATCAGCCTGTAGAGAGTTACTCAATAGTAAAAGTAAGCACTACGGGTCAATAAAAGAGTATATTAATGAGTGGAAAGTAATACAAGAGAGAATATCATCTTTTACAAATATAGATTAATATGTCAGTTCCTATAGATATTTTTTATTGGAGAGTTGAAGTTGATGGAGAAGAGTGGATAGTAGATGGAAAAGAAATTAAAGAAGTAATTAGAAAAGTTTTAGCAGAGGAACCATCAGCAGAGATAGATTTAATAGAAAAAACAAATATAAGTAAAGTTGTATTTTAGTAATATTTTTAATATATTATAATTAACATTTTAGCGTTAGCCTATACGCGAAATACCTGGCAAAAATTAAATAAATAAATTATGGCACATTGTGTAGTTAGTTTAAGTGGTGGAATGGATAGCAGCACCCTATTGTTAAGAGCTATCGAAAAGTACGATACCGTAACTGGTATCTCATTTGACTACGGTCAAAAACATAGAGTTGAACTTGAAAGAGCTCAATCATTAATTAATTACCTAGCAGATAAAGGTCACAAAGTAAATTATCGTCAAATTAAATTAGACGGATTAGTAGATTTACTAGATTCGGCTTTAACCGAAGGAGGTAAAGATGTACCAGAAGGACATTATGAACAAGATAATATGAAAGAAACTGTTGTTCCTAATAGAAACAAAATGTTCGCTTCTATTACTCAAGCAGTAGCTTTGTCAGTAGCAAATAAAACAGGAGAACCTTGTGATATTGCTCTAGGTATACATGCTGGTGATCATGCAGTTTATCCTGATTGTAGACAAGAATTTAGAGATGCAGATGATGCAGCTTTTAGAATTGGAAACTGGGATGCTGACAGAGTAGGGTACTTTACGCCTTATTTAGATACTGATAAATTAGGTATTTTAATAGACGGTGAAAAATTATGTGATGAACTTGGGATCAACTTTAATGAAGTTTATAAAAGAACAAACACATCGTATAAACCTTACCCAAGCGGTAACTCAGACTATAAATCTGCTTCTTCTGTAGAGAGAATTGAAGCATTTATCGCACTAGGGAGACCTGATCCAGTTCAATACGAAGATGAAACAGGAGAAGTTGGATATGAAGTTGCTAGAAAACACGTTGAAAACGTTTTATCTGCATATTTATAAGCTCATGTTAATTAATTAAGATAAAGTAATGAGTACTACAAGCGATCAACAAAACGGTCAACCACACACTAATGATACTAGAAATACTTTTAATAAAAGGGTAAGTAGGTACATTATGTTAGGCAGCACTAAAAAAGTACAATGGGACGGTAGAAGAAGAAACCGTTCCATTTAACTAAAATTAAGTTATATGAAATTATTTATTTTAGCTGTAACGACAGTATTGGCTACTATATACCATGCTGATCCAGCACAGACTAACGCAGACTATTTAACCACTGCTTCTCTTAAGAAAATAGATGAAAGTAATCCTGCAGGTCATAGGTGGATTGCTGTCTCTAGAGATTTAGAAAAACTAGGCTTTACTATGGGGACTAGGGTATGTATAGAAAATGCTGGAGAGATGGATGGTGAATGGACTATTGAAGATCGTATGAATAAGAGATGGACAAAACGTATTGATTTTTTAGTAAATAAAAGTATGAAGTACGGTAAGTGGGGTAATGTTAAAATATATGTAATAGAAGAGTAAATGAAAAAAGGTACTAAACATCTTATCATAATAGGACACCCAGACCAAAAATCATTCTGTTACAACGGCATTTATAAAACTATCATAAGACAGATGAATAAGTATAAATCGAACTATAAGGTTATTGATTTATATGAAGATAAATTGCACAGAGATAAAGTAGACTTGATAAAAAACTATAAACAGTTAGTTACTTGGTCAACACATATGTACTTTGTTTCACCAGTTTGGTGGTTTAGGTTAACTCCTAAATTAGAAATGTTTTTTGATGAAGTATTCACACCAGGGTTTGCATATAAGTTTGTTCCAATAATTGGAAAGTATGCATACCCTAAACCGTTCTTCAGTAATAAGAAAGTAAGAACCTACATTACACACGGAGCTCCAAAGTTACCAGTTATTACCCTATACTTAAACTCTGTAAAGCTCAGACTAGTTATGGGAGTATATACATTTGTATTTGGCTGGAACCTAAACAGGTGGACTAAGACAAAGCAATTCTGGTCTGTACCGTTTGTATCTAAAGAAAAACGAAGTAAATACTTAAGAACAGTAAAAGAAGATATCAGAAAAGATTTAGGACTATGAAAAAACTAAAAAAGAGTTACTGGAACTACTACCTTAGGAACATGGTTAGAGATAGAAGACTGACCCCGGCCGAACGTTTAGGTACAAGAGTAGGGTATATGGGAGTTGGATTCTTAATAGCAGGACAATGGACACTAAATCCAGCTATGTATGTAATAGGTTTTGGATGTGTCTTAATACAGGTAGCAATTCGTAGACAGTGGAACTTAGTAGCTCTACAGTTAAACGGTTTAATTGCCTGGACGATACATTTTATAAATTCGTTATAAAAAAACGTATATTTAGTTGGATATAAGGAATATTCTGACTATATTATATTATAGGTAATAATTAGTGTCGTAGCACCACTTTAAAAACACACGTATGAGAGAAGAAATACACAATGAGTTATGGGATAGAGAAAATAGAGACTCTATCAAAATCGACGGACAGAAGATACCTGATCCGAAATTACACCAAAGAATATCTTTTATTAAATCAGCTATTAGAATGGGGGCATGTGCTTTCGGATTCTTTGGTATGTTTGAAGTAGGGTTTATTGGACTATTTTTAGCAGAAATAGTTGGTATTGGTGAAGAATTAGTTTAAATTAAAGTTATGGGAAAATTTCAATCAACAAAAGTATTTGACGGGTACTCTACTGTATTTCGTCAATGGAAAGCAACAACTACACATTGTTCAAAACTACACGGATATGGTGTATCATTTAAGATATGGTTCGAAGGAGAGTTAGATGAGAGAAACTGGGTCTGGGATTTCGGAGGAATGAAAAGAGCTAAAGGAACTATAGAAAAGATGACACCTAAAGCATGGATGGACTATATGTTTGACCATACCTTTTTAGTAGCTGAAGACGATCCATTTAAGGAGTCTTTTATGCAAATGGATTTAGCTAAAGTAGCTCAAGTACGAATAGTTCCGGCAACAGGAGCAGAGAGCTTTGCTAAATTTATATACGAAAGTATAAATCCATTTATAGAAGAAGAAACCGGCGGTAGAGTTAAGATAACAAAAGTAGAATTTAGAGAACACGCTAAAAATAGTGCAATTTATGTCGCATAAACAATTAAAAAGAATAGAGGATTACGATAAGAATCTGCCTATTGTAGAAATATACACAGCAGTACAATCAGAAGGATCAAGAGCTGGTTACCCAACAGTAGTAATTAGAACAACAGGATGTACACATAGATGTTATTTCGGTGAAGGAGGATGGTGCGATAGCTGGTATACAAGCATACACCCAGAAAAAGGGCACTTTAACTTTAAAGATATTATTAAAGCATATGAAGATAATCCTCATATAAAAGAAATGATGTTAACTGGTGGTTCACCAACAATGCATCCAGCCTTAGTAAACGAATTAACACACTTTGCACATGAAAACAATATATTCATTACTATTGAAACTGAGGGATCTCATTTTCTTCCTACCGATTATCCTATTAATTTGCTTAGCATTAGTCCTAAGTTTAGTAATAGTGTCCCCGTTGTTGGTGTTGAAACTCCTCAGGGATCCATTACAGACGAAAGAATGGTAAAACGTCATAATAAGTTTAGACTTAATTACGAAGCAATAAAACAATCAATTGATTATCATTCTGATTACCATATTAAACCCGTATGGGACGGTAAAGATGAGGGAGCATTATCCGAGATTATGGAATGTATTGATACCTTAGAAGTACCTCAACATAAAGTTTGGTTTATGCCTGCCGGAGATTCTAGAGAAGCCCTATTCAAATCTTATCCCGTATTATTTGATTGGGTAAGAGATAATGGATATAGAATGACTTGGAGACCTCATATCATCGCTTTTGAAGACCAACGTGAAGTATAGTGGATAAAAAAGAGGCATTAGAAATATTAGAAAATATAGCAGAAAACATTAATACATGTTGTGCAATCACTATGGAACCAGATGACGTTTTAGTACTATGTGATAAACTAAAAATATATATAGAGAATGATTAACTTAAAAGAATTAATAGAATCAGCAGGTCCAGGTAGACTAGATCATACGATTACTATAGAAGGAAGCCCAGTTTGGGACTATAAAATGGGAGACGTACATACTGTATTTCTTATATCAGAAGACCCTTGGGAAGGTGTAGAAGAAGAGTACGTAACTTTAAAAGAATTAAGAAAGTACATAGTAGACAGCTTCATACCTTTCGAATCAGTAAAATTTAAAACAGAAGCAGATAGAGAATTAATTAAAAGTTATAAATGGGAAGAAAAGCAATTAATTTTATCACATTACTAATACTAATACCTTTTGTAAGTGTTAGTCAAGTAGTAGAAGTAGAAACAAAGATATACAAAGTATTATACGATCAAGATTTAAAACAACCTCTTGAAGTTAGTTATACAGTACTATGTCCGAAAGGAGAAGCCGACAGAGCAGGAATGGATTTTAGAACTGTTCCTAATATAGTCACATCCACACCAGAGGACTATTCTAATAATGTATGGGATAAAGGACATTTAGCTCCTGCAGCAGCATTTAGCTGTACTAAGGAGATGTTAAGAGAGACGTTTCTATACTTTAACTGTGCTCTTCAACATGAAAGCTTAAATAGAGGGGTATGGAATAGGTTAGAACAATTCGAAAGAAGTCTAGCTAATTTTTATCAAGTTGAAGTAACGATAGAGGTGTTATTTGACGATAAGGTAAGAAGAGTTCCTACAGGAGCAGCAATACCTAAGGAATTTATAAAGACTATAAAATTCGGTGATAAGAATTTAAAATTTAGATTTCCAAACTCTAATACATCAGGAACGGATTGGATTGATTACTTAATAGACTAAAAAATGACAGAGAAAGAATTTATTGACTGGATAAGAGGTTATGTAGACGGAGTTCATACATACTCAGTTTCACCTAAGCAATGGCAATACCTAAAAGATAAAGTTAGGAGTATATCTACAGGCTCTACTAGATACACTATAGATAGTGACAAATGGACAACTAACATAGCATGACAATGGAACCAAAGAAAATTTACATTACCTGGGAGAAGGTTAACGAACTATTGGATAAAGTATATGATCAATGCAAAGGGGAGATATCATTAGTAACAGGCGTACCTAGAGGAGGTACAATATTAGCAATACTATTTTCACATAGATTCAATATACAGTATACTCCTTATATGAGCAACCACTATCCTAGCATGCTTATCCTAGACGATATAGCAGATTCAGGAAAAACATTTCAAGACTTAGAAAAAGACTTTCCTAAACCTAAGTACGGAGCACTACATTACAAAAATATCTCAGTATTCGAACCCGACTACTATGCAGAGGAAATAGATGAAGATTATGGTTGGATAGTGTACCCTTGGGAGAAAAAAGATTCAAATACTATTCAAAATTATTTGGAGAATTAAAATAAATTACTTATATTATTATTATATTAATGAGTCGTAGAACCTCAAAAAAAACAATTAAAATTTATGCCTAAAAAGTTTATAGACGGAACAGAATTAGTAAAAGCAGGATATGCAAACGGTATATCAAGCCAATTAGCAGAGAAGCAAAAAGCAGAAGGACCTGAAGCTAGGTTAACTGAACATGAGAAACAAGTAATTATAGAAAGAGCAGCAAATGCGTATGCAGATTTTCTAACTGCATTAGGATGTGATTATAAAGACGATCCTAATTCATCTGATACTCCTCATAGAGTAGCAAAAGCATACGTTAATGACTTATGGGCAGGAAGGTATAACCCTTTAGACCGTATTACAGCATTTCCTTCTGATGGATACGATGGTATTGTACAGGAGAGTAATATCCCAGTAACTTCTATGTGTTCTCACCATCACCAAGCTATTAGAGGTACAGTAAGTATAGCTTATATAGCTTCAGAAGACGGTAAAGTAGTAGGACTATCTAAGTTAAATAGAATAGTAGAGCAATTCGGTAGAAGAGGTGCAATACAAGAGCAACTAACTGTAGCGATACATAATGCTGTAGATAAGATATGTGAAGGTAATTTAGGAGTAGCAGTACAGGTAAATGCTACTCACGCATGTGTTTCATGTAGAGGAGTTAAACATGGTGGAGCATCAATGCAAACAGCTAAATTAACAGGAGCATTTTTACACGAAGATTCAGCTAAAGCAGAATTTTATAAGAATATAGAACTAGCTTCAATTTGTAAACATTAAAAACTATGGAAGGAAAACAATTATCATTATTCCCTATACTAGATGCTATGTCTGAAAAAGACTATGTACCTTTTGTTAGTGAAGTAGAAACATTTAACAACACCTTTAATAAACCTAATAACTATGAACCTACTATACCGGCTAAGAAAGAGTGGCAATTCGTATATGACTTCATACTCGAAGAACTTGAAGAATATAGAGAAGCTTGCGAAAACGGGGACATTGTGGAAGTTTTGGACGCTTTGTGCGACATTGCTTATGTTTCCCTTGGGAACGGTACTATGCTACATGGCCTTAAGAATCAGATATGGCCAGCATATCAAGAGGTACAAGCAAGTAATATGTCGAAGGCTTGTAAAACTGAAGAAGAAGCCATACGCAGTGTCAGCAAAAGAACTCAGGAACAAGGTGAGGCCTGCCATTTTGAGAAGATTGATGAGGGACGGTATATTGTCTATAGAACACGTGACAAGAAGGTAATGAAAAGCATTAATTACTTCAGACCAAATTTAAAACAATTCTTTTAGTATGGTCGATTTAACTAAACATAAGATATATGTAGATAGCCATAAAATGGATATGGTGCCACTATCTATAGCAATTAAAGCAGTTGAAGAAGCAAGCACACCGGAAGTAGAAAAATATGCAGAAGAATTTGAAAATGCAATGGCAGAATTACATAACTCAATAAAGGATATAAAATTAGATGATTAGAATAGCTCATGAGAGTCCCAAAAGTATTTTCAACGATGTACAAAAGTATACAGATTACGATTACGCATTAGTACACTTATTAGAAGAAGATAAGGAATATTTAGAACAGTTTAAGGAAGCAGTAAAAAAGGGTAGAGAAGTAATACTTGATAACTCTATTTTTGAATTGGAAGAAGCATTCGATGCTGATAAATTTGCACATTGGATTAATGAACTAAGACCTACATGGTATATAGTCCCAGATGCCCTCGAAGATACTAAAAAGACTATGAGTCAAATGGCAAGCTGGAATATGCATTACTCCGATTTAGTGCATGGAAAAAAGATAGGAGTAGTACAGGGCAAGACATATAAACAGATAGTAGCATGTTACGAGTACATGGATAAAATTGCTGATGTAGATATGATTGCAATATCGTTCGATTATTCGTATTATACAGACTCTATACCTCATCCTAACAAGTACGTTAGTTGGATGCTAGGACGTATTAAGCTACTAGGAGATTTAGTAAGAGACGGTATTATAAATGAAAATAAACCTCATCACTTACTAGGCTGTGGCTTACCTC